AAAGAACTTGATAAAATTGAAGAAAAAATTAATGCAAACAATAAAGCATTTAAAGCACAAAAATTTGAAATGCCAAATATGAGAGATATATCTGGAGAAGTACAAAAAATTAAAGAAAAAAAATCTTTAATGGAAGAAGTAACATCACAAATTAAAAAACAAAATGATGCCTATAAAATTCAAGATGAAATAGTTAAGATGATAAAAAGTGGTGTAGGTAGTGTTTCAAAATCTATTGCTGAATCAATAGTATTAGGTAAAGAATTAACTGCTTCATTTAGAGCATTAGCACAACAAATATTAGTTAATATTATTTCTAAAACTATTGAAAGACTTGCTTTACTTGGAATAGAAAAATTATTATTAGGAGAAATTGTAAATAAAGAAGCAGAAAAAGATAATTTAATTAGAAAACAAAACACTAACCTAAAAAGACAAATAGCACTTAATGCTATATCAGGGGGTGGTGGTAGTTTTATGAGTATGTTTAGTGGTAGAGCATCAGGTGGTTCAGTTCAAAAAGGACAACCATACATGGTAGGAGAAAGAGGTGCTGAATTATTTGTACCTAATCAATCTGGCCAGATACAACAATCAGCTAGAGGTGGTTCAGGTGGTGGAAGTACAACAGTTAATTTTAATATCAATACAGTAGATGCTTCTGGCTTTGAAGAATTACTTGTTAGATCAAGAGGAACTATAACTCAATTAATTAATAGTGCTGTAAATGAAAGAGGGAGTAAAAACTTAATCTAATGTCTGGTGCTTTTCCAATATCTTCTGCTAAATTTGGAACTTTAGGAATAAAGTCAATTCAAAATACTATTATCTCAAAAACTGTTTCAGGTAAGAAACTTGCAAGACAAATAGACAATCAAAGATGGGCTTTCACAGTTCAAATTATTACAGGAACAAGATCAAGTACCTATGGAGAGTTGATGGCTTTTATTGTTAAACAAAGATCAGGCAAAGAAAACTTTACAATTATTCCACCAGAAATTGCAGATGCCAGAGGTAATGAAACAAACACAGTTTTAGTTAATGGAGATCACGCAGTTGGAGATACAACGATTGCTATGGACGGACACCACAACGATAACCCACACGCATTTAAAGCTGGAGATTTTATAAAGTTTGCAAGTCATTCTAAAGTTTATATGATCGTAGCAGATGTTCAGGCTTCTAGTAATGCTTCAACAGTTACAATAGAGCCACCTTTACTACAAACAGTAGCAGATGATTCAGTAGTTACTTATGATAATGTTCCTTTTACAGTTCATTTAACAACTGACATTCAAGAGTTTGGAGTATCAGGTGCAGATAATGATGGCAAATTATATTATGAGTATCAATTTGATGTTGAAGAAACCTTATAGATGAAATACAAAGTAAAATATTGGATTAGTGTTGATTTTTTAGCAGAAGAAATAATAGAAGCTGATGATTTTAATTCTCAATCCTTGAATCAGGGTAAGTATAGCGAACCATCTAAAAATGCTAGTTATATGGTCAATGATGCAATAAAAATTAATAGAAGAACATTTGAGGAATATGACGAGAAGCCTAACAACAGCGATAAAGAACGAACTAGCAACAAATGATATTAGACCAGTACATCTTATCACTATTGGGTTCGCTACTCCTATTAACATTACTGATTGCTCTTTTCCATTAACATCATCAGTTTCAGGCTCATCAGTTACTTATTCTTCTAGTGATTTTATATTAGGTATATCAAATCATAGTGAACAAACAGATTTAAGTAAAGCTAGTTTAAATTTATCATTATCAGGTGCAGATCAAACCTTTATATCTTTAGTTTTAAACGAGAATGTTACTAATGATACAGTAGATATTTATAGAGGTTTTTTAAATGATTCTAATTCATTAATAGCTGACCCATTTCTTTTATATAAAGGTCATATAGAAAGTTTTGGAATACAAGAGTCTGAAAAAGATAGCACAGTTGGATTATCAATAGTTTCACATTGGGCTGATTTTGAAAAAAAAAATGGTCGTAAAACAAATAATGTATCACAACAAAGATTTTTTAGTACAGATGTTGGTATGGATTTTAGTTCACAAACTGTATTAGATATTAAGTGGGGTAGAGCATAATGGGTTGGAAAAAATTTGTAGGCAAAGTTCTTAAACCTATTGCAAAAATATTTAAAATTGAATTAAACCCTTTTGTTGCATTAGGTATTAGTTTATTTTTATCTTGGATATTAAGACCAAAAGTTCCTGAAATGGAAGATTTTGGAACTAACTCTTTTGATGATTTTGAAAGAGGATTATTAGTTAATAAACAATCTAATGATTCTAATATTCCTGTAATTTATGGAGAAAGACTTACAGGGGGAACTAGAGTGTTTATGGAAACTTCAGGAACAGATAACACCTACCTATATATGTGTATCGTTATGGCAGAGGGGGAGATAAACGATATAGAAGAAATAAGAGTAGATGATAAAATAGTTACATTTGCATCTAGCTTATCAGATGGAACAGAAGTTGAAGTAGATAGTTCTGATGCTAATTTTTATAAAAATAGTGAAAGTTTAATTAGATTAGAACCACATTTTGGAACTGATGGTCAATCAGCATCATCTTTATTATCTACATTATCATCTTGGGGAAGTAATCATAAATTATCTGGTCTTTGTTATTTAGCAATTAGACTTAAATGGAACTCTGACGCATTTGCTGGACTTCCTAAAATACAGGCAAAGATACAAGGTAAAAAAGTTAAAACATATAATGCAAGTCTTGTAGAACAATCTGCAAGTTATCAAACAAATCCAGCATGGTGTTTATTAGATTATTTAACTAATACTAGATATGGAAAAGGTTTAACAACATCAGAAATAGATTTACAAAGTTTTTATGATGCTTCACAAGTTTGCGTAACACAAGTAACACCATATTCAGGTGGAAGTGATATAAATATTTTTGATACAAACACAGCATTAGATACTTCGAAAACTATCTTAACTAATGTTAGAGAACTTATAAAAGGTTGTAGAGGCTATCTTCCTTATAGTGCTGGTAAATATAGTTTAGTTATTGAAACAACAGGAAGTGCAAGTATTACTTTAACAGAAGATGATATTATAGGTGGTTATAGTTTAACAACACCAGATAAAAACGAAAAATACAATAGAGTTATAGTTGGCTTTGTTGATCCAGCTAGGAATTTTCAAGTAAATGAAATTCAATGGCCTCCCATAGATGATTCTGGATTACCAAGTGCAGATCAACACGCAACAATGAAAACTGCTGATGGTGGATTTTTGTTAGAGGGTAGATTTTCATTTAGTACAATCACAAGTCAATATCAAGCAGAAGAAATGGCAGAGGTTATTTTAAGAAGAAGTAGAGAAGCATTATCTTTAGGTATTACAGTTAGCTTAGATGCTTATGATTTAGCGATTGGCGATATTGTAAATATTACACATTCTTCTTTAGGATTTTCTGCTAAACCTTTTAGAGTTCTTGGAATAACTTTTAATGAAGATTTTACTGTTGGTTTATCTTTAGTTGAACACCAAGATAGTCATTATACTTGGGCTACAAAAACACAAGCGACAGCAACACCATCAACTAACTTACCTAATCCATTTACTATCCAACCACCAGCAAGTGTTACACTAGATGATACATTAATTGAATATAATGATGGAACTGTAATTGTAGCTTTAGATGTATCAATAGGTGCTTCTCCTGATAGATTTGTTGATTACTACCAAGTAGAATACAAGTTAAGTACAGATTCAGATTTTATTATTTATGCACAAGGTTCAGGATTAAATCACAGAGTTTTAAATGTAATTGACCAATCTACTTATGATGTAAGAGTTAAAGCAGTAAATAGTTTAGGTGTATCATCAACTTATGTATCTGCACAAAGAACTATTATTGGTGCTATTGAACCACCAAGTGATGTAGAGGATTTTGCTTGTAATATTGTAGGACAAGAAGCACATTTAAGTTGGACACAAATACCTGATTTAGATTTAGCATATTACAATTTAAGATTTAGTGAAGAAACTGATGGAACTGCTGATTGGCAGAACTCGGTAGCATTAGTAGAAAAAGTATCAAGACCAGCAACTTCAATATCTGTACCAGCTAGGGCTGGAACTTATCTTTTAAAAGCAGTAGATAAATTAGGTAACTTTAGTTCAAATGCTACAGCAATTATTTCTAATGTTACAGGAGTTGCTAATTTTAATACTATTACAACACAATCTGAACACCCAGATTTTAATGGAACTTTAACTAATGCTGTAGTTACAGATGATGCTATAGAATTAGATTCTTCAGAACTCTTTGATAGTGCGTCAGGTAACTTTGATGATGAAACAACTAGATTCTTTGATTCTGGTGTTGCTAATGCTGACTTCTTTGCAAGTGGTAATTATTTATTTGCAGATGTAATTGATATAGGTGCTAAACACACAGCTAGAATTACTGCAAGTTTAACTCAAACATCAGATAACCCAGATGACTTATTTGATAATAGATCAGGATTATTTGATTCTGCTTCTTCTAACTTTGACGGAGATACACCAGCTAATGCAAATGCACATATAGAAGTTGCAACAAGTGATGATAATTCTACATATACTGCTTTTCAAAACTTTGTTATTGGAGATTACACAGCAAGATATTTTAAATTTAGAGTAGTATTAATTTCAAGAGATGGTGCTTCTACACCTAGAGTTTCTGCTGTAACAGTTACGATTGATATGCCTGATAGAATATTTAGTGGAAATGATATAAGTTCTGGTGCTGGAACTAAAACTGTTACATTTACAAACCCATTCAAATCTGTTAATTATGCTGTGGGTGTTACAATGGAAGATGCAGATACTGGAGATTTCTTTACAGTATCTAATAAAACAGTTAATGGCTTTGATGTTTTATTTAAAAATTCTAGTGGAACAAACGTATCAAAAACATTTGATTTTATTGCAAAAGGGTTTTAAAAGGAGTATAAAACAATTATGGCACAACACGATTACGATATAGCGAACCAATCTTTCCCAGCTTTTAGAACAGATTTAAACAATGTTCTAGGTGCAATTAATTCATCTAATTCAGGAACTTCAAGACCAAGTTCTGCTGTCGCTGGTACAATCTGGCTAGATACATCTGGTGGTGCAACTGCAAATACTTTAAAATTTTATGATGGTGCTGATGACATATCTTTAGCAAATATTAATACTACTGCTAACACAGTAGATTGGCTTGATAGTTCAGTTGTAGCAGATTTAGTGAATGATACCTCTCCACAATTAGGTGGCAACTTAGATACAAATTCACATAATATTGGAATAGATGATGCTCATGGAATATTAGATGAAAACAGTAATGAGCAATTAATATTTCAAACAACAGCTTCAGCAGTTAATTATTTAGAAGTAACAAATAGTGCTACAAGCAATAATCCATCTATATCTGCAACAGGAGATGATACTAATGTTGGTTTAGAATTTAGTACAAAAGGAACAGGGGCTATTAAATTTAACGATCTTGCTTACATACCTCAACAAGCATTAACTTCATCATCAAATGCAGTTGCTTGGGACACACAGGCAAAGCCAAACGCATATCATCTAACAACAGAAAACACTACTTTCTCTGCACCAACTAATCCTGTTGAGGGTGCTTTTATTTGTGTAGAAATTAATTACAATGGTTCACACACTATTGCTTTTAATACTGTATTTGAATTTGCAGCATCAACTGCACCAACATTTACTTCGGCAGATGGTAAAACTGATATTTTAGTTTTTAAATACAATGGTGCTATTTGGCAAGAAGTTGGTAGAACATTAAACCTTAGTGAAAGTTAAAATATGTACGCATTAGTAACAGATAACGAAATAACACAAATAATAACAAATCCTAAAACTATGGTTATAGGAGATGTAAGATACCCAGCTAAAATATTTCAACTGTGGTCAAAGTCAGAATTAAATGCAATAGGTATTTATGAAGTAGTAACTGATTCATCTAATTTTAAAGATGAGAAGTGGTATATCAACACAAATGAATCTTATGCTTTTGCAGACAACCAAGTAACAAGATCATGGGGAACTGCTACACCTAAAGCACACGCAGATAGCTTATGGACACAAGCAGATTCAGATGATGGAGATTTACCATCTGACAAAGAAGTTGGAGATGTAAAAGTTGAAGGTTTAAAAACACAATTAATTAGAACTATCAAACAACAAGTATCTAATGAACTTGCTAGAACTGATTGGTACATAACTAGAAACACAGAAAAATCTACTGCTATACCAAGTGCTATATCTACTCATAGAGATGCAGTTAGAACTAAACAAGCAGAAATGGAAACTGCAATTACTAACGCATCAGATACTCCAGCACTTGAGACTTTATACACTTACACTACAGATAGTGATGGTGTGCAACAATCAAGACCATTAGGCGAACTTCCAACATTGGAGAGTTAATGATCATTCTTGGAACTAACTCCATAAAAGACACAGGATTTAATGTAGATAATTCATTAAGATTTAATAGTGGAAGTAGTGATTATTTAACTAGAACATTTGGAACACCTACAAGTTCTCAAAAATGGACATTATCTTTTTGGGTTAAGAGATGTAAATTAGGCTCTACTGAATTTGTTTTTAATACT